GTGCTCAAACGTCTTGTACTTGACGTATGTCTGTTTCTTCTCTTTCTGAATGCGTAGTACAAATGCATTGTAAATGATTCTGGTAAAATAAGCAAACGGATTGTTAGACTTGTCAGGGTCAAAATTGTTCAGGTATAAGATACAGTTCTCGATACCGTCAGATATCATCTCGTCTTTGTATGAGTAATTTACGAAGTTACCTTTTGAAGACAGCTTGGTTGCTATCTGATAGATGCACAACCCGACGTATTCTGGTATTTTAGGTTTGGGTAGCCCTTTCTCTTCCGCCTCTAGACGGTTGGCTTTGTACTCTACCATGGCGGCATAAAACGACTTGTTGTCAACGTAATGGTTTTTAGACATAATAAAAAAATCCTTTGCTTTACTTTTTTAGCGATTCGGTTATAATCAGGAATGTCCTTTTCAGTTAATACTAGTATTAGCAGTACCAGTAAAGTCTAACAGATTCTTAAAGGCTTCATATTCAGTATCTTCCATGGGAGCACTCTTTTTAGTTACGCTTCGTTCATAGAACTCTATGACTTCTTCATACACTTCCATTTCGGTGACAACGTGTCTTTTATCGATAAGGTAATCAGATTGAATACCATACCCAAAAGGATTAAACGGTGTAAGATACATTAGGGGAGCGTAGCTCACCGGATTATATCTAACATCAACGATCATAGGATATGAAACCAAAAACTCTGACTCTGTTTCAGCTTCTAAACGACCGATGATCAACTCAGACGTAACTAATTTTACTACAATGTGGTCCATGGTTTATCCTTTAAGATCGATGTTATACAGTTTATAATCAAAACCTTCTTCAGCGTATATTTTTACTCGTTCCTTGAAATGTTCAAGCGTATAATTCTTATGGCTTTTCCAAGATAAATCGTCTGCTATGTCAAACAATGTTACGGAGTTTTTGGTTTCAGATTTACGAAGTCCTCTACCAATTGACTGGAGCGTTTTAATTTTCGCTTTACTTGGAGAAGCGAATATGATATTATGCAGGTTCCTAATGTTTATCCCCGTTGAGAATGTGCCCGAGGAAGCGATTATGATTGCATTTGATTCAGTTTCTACAAGCTTGCGAATATCCTCACGCTCTTCGCCATCAACTCCGCCATGAATAAAGAATACTTTACGGTCTGGTGCAGAGCTTTGGATAAGGTTATATAATTCCTTACCATGTTTTTCTACATACTGGAATAGTAATAGTATATTACCTTTTAGAGATAAAGTCAAGTTCTTTATAAACTTATTTCGACCTAAATGCTTAACAATAAAGTCCATTTCTTGCTGATAATCTAAACCCTTTGTTTGTTTACGCACTGAATCATCATACTTTAAAAGTAAAAGCTTAATTTTTAAGTCTGCTAGATACTTTTGTTCAATAAGCTCTGAAGTAGTGGCTACTCTTTTTACAGCCCCAAACAATCCCTCTAGAACCATGCGATTGGTTTCAGTGCCGTCTAACGTTCCTGTAAACCCAAATCGATATTTGCATTGGTCAAGTTTCTCCATTAGAGTGCTTAAACTCTTAGCCTTAAAGAGATGAGCCTCGTCGCCTATCACAACCTTGAATTGTTTAAACCAAGCTTTTGGCATTTTGTAAATAGACTGCCAGGTAGATATGGTTACCGGAGCGTCCGGTGTTTTATCCGCTCCTGCAGTAATTTTATGTATGTTATCTTCGTCATATCCGTAGCTGACAAAATCAGAAGCCATCTGATGCACTAGAGATACTGTAGAGACTACGAGAAGCGTCCTGGAGGAGTAATACCTATTGAGTAGGTAAATGATGAGGGATTTACCAGAAGCCGTTGGAGAGAGTAGTAGAGAGCGATTACGGCGGACTGCATGCGCTAGCGCTTCTATTTGATAATCGTGCGGTTCAAATGGTAGTTTGAATGTTTTAGTAAACGCGATTGCTTGAGCTAACGAAAACTCAACCATGTTAAAGTCTTCGCCAACTAATTCGACTTCATAATCCCTAGACTTACAGAATTCTATTACGCTGTCTAAAAGCCCAGCGTATATAAAACGAGTGTTGACATTGAGTAGCCGTATCTTACCATCCCAAACCTTGTTACGTACAAGAGGATGAAACTTTGCATTGGGAACTAAAAACGTATAGCGGTCGCCTATCTCGTATAGAGTAGATACGTCGCAGTCTAGTTTTATGTAAAGCTCATTTACTTTGGAGATAGATACTTTTTCTGTCATGATGACCCATTACTAAATTTTTGCCATTCAATGTAATTCTTAATCATAAAACCACGTTCGGTTACATTCTTAATTATAGACTCCAAAAGCGTGATCTTTTCTTTCTGGTAGGCGAGCTTAAGCGTAAGATTGATAACATCTTTATCGGCTTCTAAGTGCATAGGAATATCTGACTTAAGAATGGAACGTGGATTAGGTTCCCAACCATTCTCTGCCAAAGTCTCGCGGTCGAGCGTGCCCATGAAGTATTCATACTTCTGAAGCTGTAGTTTTTTATATTCGGTTTCTAATTTGCGAAGAAGGAGCCGTTCTTGAGAAAATATCTTGTAATACTTGTTATGTAGCTTGGGTATCTTTATCGCTTCTTCACTTATCTTAGTCGTGTTGATTTCAGAGTCTTCTGCCCATAAGTCAAAAATATCATCAAGTTGCATAATGTATGCCTCATATTAAAGTCGTTCGTATGTATACTGTCTGTATCTGAACTCTGCACTAGCAGTCAAGTATCTAACATCTTCTAACGTAGAATCAAAAGAAAAGCCAGATAGTCTTTCTGGAACTACATCGTTGAAAGTAACCTTTATGTTTGGCGCCATAGCGCTATTCAGAATCAAAAGGTTTGCATCAACAATCACACCTTCTCCAAGATTCTTGTTAGCAGCAATCTTTCTATACTGCTCAAAAGATTCTGGGAAGCCTGTAGCGACAATCCAGTCATAAAGCTCAAAGTACCCTTGCATGTTCTCGTCAATTTTGAATGTGATAGAGAACGTATTAAAGGTAACGTGGTCACCAGCCATGATGACCTTGTTGAATGGAGTTTGTATGTCGTTAGTTCTATTCAACTCAAGCGTAGGAAATTCAAACCGTTGAATAAAATAATTGAAGTTAGGAAGTTTAGGTATGGTAAACTTGTAGCCTAACGGAGATAAGAAATTAATATCTTCTGGTTGTGTTTCTATACTCATGAGTAACAACTCTATTATACTATACTCATATTTATACAACTACGAAAATACTTTACCTGAATAAAAAAATACGCTATACTACCTAAGTAGTCAAGAAACGAAACAGTGGAGAACTGCCGTGCATAAAGTTAAACAGTACAAGCTGCCAGTAAATTATGATATCTACGACGGTGTACGTAGCATTAAACAAAAAATGGAAGAGCTTTTACAGAAAATTCGTGCTGGATATGTTTTAGATACTGAAGAAGTCGATTGGCTCGAATGGGCTGAACGAATGGTGGAGTAATAAAGAGTCTCTGTAGCTCAATTGGATAGAGCATCGGTCTTCTACACCGAGGGTTGGGGGTTCGAATCCCTCCGGGGACGCCAAATTTTTATTGTTATAAATTTTATTGCTTTACTTATTTGTTCTGATGAAGTATACTGATGTTACTGTGAGAAACAGTCTGTGAAACTTTTGGAGATAAACTATGAATACTGAAAATACTATGACTAAGATGGAACAGGTTCTAAACGTGCTACAGTCAGGTGAAGAACTAACCGCGAAGCAAATTCGTCATCGCTTCGGATTGGCTACCAACAATTCTGCTCGCGCCCTTATCAGCAAACTTCGTTCTGAAGGCTACGCTGTATATTCTAATGAACATACCAACTCGAAGGGACATGTCAAGAACAAGTATCGCCTCGGTGCGCCTTCCCGCCTCATTGTTGCGGCTGGCATCCAAGCTCTACGTGCTCAAGGCATTAACGCTCTAGGCTAAACGAACTAAAATTTTGGGCAAAAAAATGGGGGGACGAAAGTCCCCCCAATCATTTCCAACCGTCTTATTGTTATTATAGGATGTTGGATACTAGGAAACGACGATAGAACACGTTCACGTTCTGAACTAGAGTACCGTCTGAGGTTGTTGCACCACGTGAGAATGGGTTTGCGACCATGCCATAGCGGGTCTTAAATCCAATCTTTGGCTGGAACGTATCCTGACCAACCGCACGAACCATCTGGAGTGGGACGTATGGGCAGTAGAATAGACCGGCGTCGAATGCGCTGGAACCCTTATAACCGACAACTGCATAGTTACCGCCAGCATATGGGTCAACGTATACGCGAGTACGACCATTTAGAACACCAGCGAAGGTGTTGCCTGTGTCGTCAACCTGTAGGTTGTTGCTATTAAGAGCTGGGGAGTAGTCTAGTACACCAGCCATCTGAAGAGCAGAAGCTACGTCAGAAGAGCAGATGAGTAGGTTACCCTTGCCGCGACGAGTTGCCTTGGCAATAGCATTGGATTCGCGTTCAATCTGGAACATTAGACCCTTGAACTTTTCAACTGACCAACGACCGTTTGAGTCGACATCTAGATCGAAAGTACCAGGAGTTGTTGTATCAACAGCGCCAGGAGTTGCTGTTAGAACAACTGAACGAACAACTTCACGATTGATTTCAGCAAGAATTTCTGCTGTTAGAATCGTGGATAGTTCGGTTTCAGCGTCAAGACCATGAATTGCTTTTAGGTCCTGAGCTAGTTCGATTGAATACTCAGCCTTTAGTGCACGACTCTTGGCAGTTACGCTAACACGCTCGATGCTGAATGCCATCTGATTGATGTCGACGTTACCAGTTGAGCCCATTGCTTCAGCCTGAGCTGTTGTCATACCAGCATTGAAGTTATAGTTGCTGGAATCGCCGTCTACAACTACAGTGTTGCTATAACCATAAATGCCACCAACGGTGCTATTGGCTAGACCAAGAGCATGGCTCGTGCTTCCGCCTGGGTTAGTTCTTGAGGACTGACCTGTGTTAGCTTCATAATAGAAAGCTTCATAGGTTGTATCGCTCTGTGTATTGTAGTGTGGACGTAGCGCAAAGATAAGTCCTGTTGGACCTGTCATTGGCTGAACACCGCAAATGTCATAAGCGATTAGGTTAGGCATTGAACGACGAACTAGACTGATTAAGACTGGATCGTAGTTTAGTGAGCCACCGGAAACGTTAGTAGGAGCAGCACCAGAAGTCTCAAGAAGAGACTGTGGGCTGTATGTGCTACCGTCGCGTAGAGCAGCTTCTGTGTTTTCTAGTAGTTGAGCAACAACTGAACGCTTGTGTGCATCGCCGATCTTTGGTAGGTCGGAATGCTCAAGGACAGGTGCCCATTTCTTTTGGATTTCTTCATTTAATAGCATTGGATTCTCCCTTTCTATTTTGGGTTATTTGTATTTATAAAATTACTTCTTTGTAGTTTTAGAAATTGCAGTTACATAATGAGCCATTGGTCCTGATGCCTTGACCGCTACTTCTTCGTAATCAGTATCAGTGTCAACTTCTTCTGTTAAAGAAACTGCCTTCTTGCCTTCTGATGGGAAGTAGGTCTCTTTAATTACGCTCAACTTCTTAGTAAATTCTTGGACGTCGGCATATTCAATACCTTCGACTAAGTTACGAAGTTTTTCTGCTTGTGTTAGTGGAAGTGAATCCACAGCTTCAGCAAAAACTTGTTCAACCTCTAGTGTATCGACATAGTCTCTTAGTTCGATATTTTCAGTAACAACGAAGTTTACCTTTTCTTGTAGATCAGCAACCTGCTGGGCTAGCTCAGAAACTAGGTCAACCTTGTCGTCTGGGATATCAACATAGTTTTCTTCAAATAGACCTTTAAGCCCATGGATGAAGTTTTCTACAACGTCTGCCTTTAGACCAGATTCAATCGCAATTTCGTTTTGTTCTGCCCACTGCTCTACGGCATAAGAAAGGTATTTGTCAACGCTTTCGGCGAGCTGCTCAACTTTTTCTTCTAGAGCTTCGACAAGCTGATTGTCAAACTCTTCTTGAATACGAGCAACTTCTGAAACTAGGCGTGAATTAACAGCGGCTTCGAAAATTGTTTTAGCTTTTTCGCGGACTTCTTCTGATAGCTCTTCGCCACCAAAGATAATGTCCATGTCTTCTTTAGCAACACCAGAAACGCTTGTTGGTGAAGTGCTGATCTGCCCAGTCTCACCAGCCATCTGATCTCTTGGACGTTTGTTCTTTGACTGACTTAGCCCATCAACAAGACCCTTGAAAATGTCGCCGATCTTTTCTTTTGGTAGTCCGCTTAGTTCTTGCATTACGGCATTAAGAGCTTCTACTTTTGTTGGGAAATCAGGGATAGCAGTTTCACCGGCTGACTTATCGGCTGAACGTGCGCTGCTTTTTGTTGCAACTGGATCGGCAGTTTTACTTTGCCCATCTGATGCGTCGAACTCTAGGAGTTCTTGTTCTTCATTTATACGTTTCTTGGTCATCGCATACTCTCCTTTGATGATTGCTTTATTACTTATAATTTTTTATTTTGTAACTAATGAATTTAGAAACCGTTCGAATAAATGAAGCTTGTTTTCATTAATCTTAGACATGCTCCACCCCTTTATCTGTTTTCTTGTTTCATCTAATGATTCCATTGCTCTCCATGACGCAGAAGCAACATCATACACCCACTCAACGTTTTCCATTACGCCACGCACAAACGCATTGTGCGCAGAAGGATCTGCTACAATATCAGCAGCTGTTGCTAGAACGAAATCGCCCTGTACTTCCATGATACCACCCTTTTCTTTTAGGGTGCCCATACCACGGGAGGAAACTCCTAGGTTTGCACCTTCATCTAAAAGATTCATTACGATATTCCCCATTGGAGTATCAGTAATTTTTGCTTTACCAATAAAGTCGCTGCCTTCTTGATGAAGGCTCTTGATTAAATGAGAAACTCTATCCAAGTTAATTGAAGGTCCTGCAGGATGCCCTAGTTCGCCATATGCGCGATTGTTTTCAATTAATTCTTTTGTGTAACGAGCAACTTCTTTAGCTAGTATTTTTGACTCGTATACTCTACCGTTTTTGTTAGGACGATCTCCCATAAGGAAAGGTCCTTGGATAAAATACTGTTTTTTGCCATCTTCTCTAGCTTCTTTAATGAGACTGAGTTTGGTGTCTAATGTTTCGCAGATTAGTTTCATTTGCGTTACCTTAACTGATTGAGCCGTTGGCGTAAGATTGCTTAGCAACTTCAATGATGATTGAAGCTGTTTCGTCTGTTGTTTCTAATACGATCGTAGCTCCTGGATACTCTGATAGAGCTACGCCATTTCCCCTTAGATCCCAAACGCCACCATTGTTAGCGCCGAGGGTTACGACTGTATTTGACCCACGTTTGATTGTCCAATTACCAGACCAAAAGATCTTGGTGATTGCAGCAGCAGTTACGTTTTCTAGACTAGTATTTGTTGACATGTTAGCCAACGAAATTGTAGAATTAGCGTTTACTGCCTTGAACCAGACATGTCCGTTTAATCTGTTTTGAATAGGTGTTGCCATCTTACTTTACTCCGTCCTTTTTACCTGCTGCTGATTTATTACCAGGAGCTGGTCTACTTAGCACTTCTTTTGGGTCATACCCACCGATAGCAAGACGCTTTGCTAGTTTTTCCCAAGGAGACTTCTTTGCTTTACCTTCGCTTAAGTCAAAGCTCTCTTTAGCCATCGCAGCTTGTCCACCTTTAAATGCAGTAGGCTTAGACTTTGGAGCTGGTTCGCCTTGGCTTTCACCGTCTTCATCTTCATCGTTATGATCGTCGCCAGAACCTTCGCCAATTTCTTTTTCGAGTGAATCTAGGAAATTCTTGGCTAGTTCTAGTTTCTCTAATGCCCAGCTAGGAATATCAGCATCATCGGGGATGTCTTCATATAGTTTAGCAGCAGACATCGCAACAGCTTCTAAAGATTCTTTTGCTTGTTTAACTGAATCGCTGCCTGAGTCGTCATCATTATCATCGTTGTCATCATTATCGGCATCTTTGTTAGATTGATCGCCAGTGTTAGTTGGTGACGAACTTTGCATTGGATTATCAGAAGTAGCAGGTGCTGGTGACATTGGTTCTCCAAGCTCTAGCAATACCTGCTCTTTAATCTCAACTTCTTCTTTTTGAACTTTTCTAGCAGCATTTTTAATTTTTTGATAACGACGAACGTAAACTTCTCCTGCTCTATTAGCATCCCCGTGTCTATGAACAAGCTGTAGAGCTTCTTCCTTTGAAGGGCGTGCCGCGATAGGAATATTGGCTTTCTGTATATGACGAAGGAATGTGAAGTGGTCTTTGTGAGAATCTTCATTTTGCATTCTTGTTGCGCCAACTGTTCTGCTGTTGTCTGGCTTAAGACTCTTTTCATGGTGTTCTTCTGCCTTAGCATACTCGCGGTCTGCTGCAGAGTGGCGACCTTTAGACTCATGCCATTGTCCCATAGACTCATAATGGTTTGCCATGTGGTGGTGAAAAGACTTCATATCACTAGTCTCTAGTGCCTTAGATGCTTTGTTCTTATGAGCCATTGCCATCTCATGTGTATCAAGAGATTCAGCCACAACTTCTTCACCTTCTGGCTCATAAGAATTTTTCAAAACTTTGACGCCAGGAAAATCTGATCTTGGGTTATATTGTTTATGACCGCGAGGAGGTTTTGTTGAAACGCTAGCTAAAGGCACTAAGAGGTCTTTAGGATTTACAGGTTTGACTTCAGTTGAACTCTTTTTGGTTCTTGCTTCATCAAGCTCTTCGCCTTCTGGCTCATAAGAATTCTTCATCAATTCTCTACCTTTTTTGAGCGCAGCAATACGATTTAGTTCTGGGGAACCGTGGTCTCGCATTCTTGTAGCACCAACTTTTCTAGCGTGCATATTTTTGAGTAGTTTGTTGTATTTGTTGCCCTCGTCAACTTCGTCGACTTCTTCTTGCAATTCACCGTTAACCCATTTGCCAACGCCATGTCCTAACTTAGACCCATGAACATTCCTAAAAAGGCTTTGTTTATCTATGTGTTTTGCGTGCGCGCTGGCTTCTTTTCTGTCAGGATATTTGTCTTTAATCGTTACGCCCGCAATATTTTCTCCTGCGCGACTGGAAACCTCTCCTGGAGTACCAGATTTCTTATGGATAACGTAGTAAGTTTCTTCTTTTTTTAGTTCTCGTCTTCCATATTTTAGTGAAGGCAAAACAGATGGATGAAGTTTTTTCTGTATGATACTTGCAACATATTCATTCTTTTTCTGTTTATTTTCTTTATTTCCTTCATCAAGCTCAGTTTCTTCTTTACGAACCTTCATTCCTGGCGCAACTTCTTTCCAGCCATCTTTGGTGGAATAGTTCTTGATGTTCTTACGATCAATTACAGTTCTTTGTCCTGTTTTAGAATGAACCATTACAGCTTGATCTTTCCACTTTTCTCCAGGATATGGAGCTAGAGAAACTTCATCAAGCTCAGTTTCTTCCATCACATAAGCGGTATGATGGCCATGCTTTTTAGCCCATTCAATCGCTGATTTTTTAGCATCACCAAATTTGCCGTTATAACGATGCACTTTAGTTTCGTCGTCGTAATCAGCGAGAGGACCGCGAGGTTTGTTGGTAAACATCCAAGTCCCGTTACCGGATGCTTTCTTTCCATGAGATCTTTCATACCGCTCATGATCGACTACAGCTTCATCAAGCTCAACTTCTTCATTAAAATGCGCAAGATTTACAGTTGTTTTTTCTGTTTCGCCAACACCAGATCGAGAAACATGTGAAAGGTTAATTTTATCACCTTCTCTATGAGCGATAACATGAGCACCAGTTTCATCTTTAAATTTAGTTTTTTCACCGTCATTTAGTTTTTTGATTGCTGTTTGATGTTCAGGATGTAGAGGAAAAGAAGTTTCAGATCCACGATGAACCGTTATCATGTTACCCCAAGAATACTTTTGATTCTTTACAGAAACTTTACTGTTGCTTGCTTCATCAAGATCAACTTCTTCTTTAGCCATTTTCGTAGCAGTGGCATACATTACATTTTCACCACGTTTACCGTAACGATCGACCCATTTTGAAACAGGCTTCATTGCTTTAGCAAATTTCTCTTTCTTTTTAGCTTCTGCAGTAGTCAATTCTCTTTCTTGGACGTATTCTTCGCCAACCTGAATGTCTCTACCGAACTGAGAGTCAACTCTAGAGGACTGAGTTTTGTCCTTCTTTACTTTATCTGCATTGAATACGTCATCGCCGTTGCCATTAGCATCATCGCGGCGGAGTGCTGGGTGCTTGTTAATGAACTTCTTCATCCCGTCAGAAGGATTTGAAAAACTGTCAGCAGTCTTAGGAAGACTTACTAGCTTTTTTGCTAACTGTTTAGCAGATTGTTTTGCATCGTCTTTAGGCATCGGATTCTTCCTCTGAATTATCTGCTTGCTCTGGATTAAAAATTCTTTGTGCTACTTCTACTTTTTTTGCATCTAGGAATTCAGCAACTCTAGCCAGCATGATATGGTCTACTGCGTTTTGAATTGCTGTTGGGTTACCGTCGAGGCAAAGGTCAATAATGTCAGCTGTAGTATAGTCTTCCATAGTATTCTCCAAACAATTTATTATGTATTTATTATTGACTTAACTGGGGTTCGTTGGGAGCGAATCCAGAAGGTTGAGCAGGTTGCCCGCCAGCTTGTCCTTGTCCTTGATCAGGTGGAGTCTGCATAGCCATCATTTGCTGCTGCTTCTCCATATCTTCTTGATCTTCGCTGGAAATTTCTTGGTTCATCTGTTCAATTTCTTCATCAGTTAACATTAGCACATTCTTTTGAACCCAAAGTCTGGAGTAATACTTACCAGTAAATGGGTCAATTGATGTTAGTGTGTTTATTCTTTCTCTAAGAATTTCTCCATCCTTCAACTCAGCAAAGTAATTGTCCTGCTTGAAGTTGAAATGAATGCTGTCTTTAAGATTCTCCCATTCTTCCTGAGCGATTACGCCAGTGAGCACTAACTGTTTTTCTAGTGCCTTAAGAAATAGTTGTGAGAATCTGATTCTTAGTCTTAGAACAAATTTATAAAACTTAAGCTCATCTCGCGTAATTTCAGATGAACGACCAAGGTTGAACCCGCTATCTGATTGTAGTCTTGACATTGGGACGTTCAAAGACTGGTATAATTTTTTCTGGAAGTATTCAACGTCAGCAAGCTCACCTAGATTCTGACCTGATGGTAGAGTAGTGACCTGCGTACCACCACCTCCTTCGCGGCGTGGGAACCAGTAGTCCTCTAGCATAGTCATAAACTTACGGTCATCCCTTGTATCGCCTGTAGTAGCGTCGTAGATGAGCCTGTTCTTATGCTTAGTCATTACATCACGAACGTATTGTTCTGCCTTCATCTTTGGAAGGTTGCCTACGTCGATAGAGAAAATGCGGCGCTCGGGCGCACGAGAGATACGATAAATTACTGTCGCATCTTCTAGAATACGGAGTTGGTTCAGTGGTTTAATTGCTTTATGCAAATAACCAAGAACGAGTTTGTTGTCTTTGTCTACTACACCTGAAGTGATTTGGATAATTGAATCCTTGGCAATCTGTAGTCCTTGATTGTCCATTCCGGTAGCAGAGGCTCCTTTGAATCCACGTTCATTGTACATGTAAAATTCGCTGTCAGTAACGTTAATGTATACCTGATCTTTGCGTACACGTTTTACCGCACGGATCTTTCGGATCTTGCGTGGGTCAATGTAACGAAGTTCTTTTATGCCTGCCTTTGGGTCATTGACGTCAATCATTACATGGTAGTAAAGTCTTCCGTCAATATACCAGCGGCGAAATATGTCATAACCGGCATTGTTGAAGTTTAAGAGATCTGCAATTTTTTCCCATTCTTCAACAATGCGGTCTTTGATGTTGTCAGATAGATCGAGATCTTCAAGATCGATCTCGACTATCTTTTCTTTGCCTTCTTTAACAATCGCATCGTCAACGATGTCGTTAATAGCAGATTCACATTCTGGCTGAATAGACATTTCACGATATTTAGCCACGATTTCTGCTTCTGTTTTAGCAGAGCCTTCTAGGTCTAAATATGTACCATAGGTTCCACCAGCTGAGACAACAAGAGCTCCATCGTCTGTCTCTCTAGGAGCAAACGATGGAATACTCTGTTCATCTTCATCCTGATTTTTTCTTATTTCAAAGCCAAATAATTTCATATTGTTTTATCTTAAAATACCAAATTTAGTCCGACATCAATTAGTACATTACCAGTAAATGGGTTTGCTACGGCAGTTGGTACCCAATAATCATATTGAAAGGTTACACGAAATTCTTCAATTCGGTCTGTCGCATCCCAGTCAAGCTCAATAGCGCTAACGTCAGATGGATAAATTCCAACAAACGTATAAGCTCTTATTGCTTCTCCTGTTTTTGCGTACTGAGTAACTGTAGCATCAGTTTTGTACTGATTAAATCCTGCTCCTCTAGAACGCACGTTAGCAACTAGATTGTTAATAGCGTTTGACCATGCTTCCATTGCGTTACGAATCTTAAAGTCTTCGTCGTTTATAACTGTTACAGACCATGGTTCAAATGTTCTGTCGCCAGCTAGATTAATTTTACGCCCAAAGTAAGGAACCTGAATGTTTCCTAAACGAGCCTCTGGAATTGAAGAAGCTCTTGTCAATAAATGAGATCCACTATTAATAGAGTCCACATCCTCGTTAAGACCAGTTGGGGGCGCAACAAACGCTACATTAAATAGCGCCTGTCTTGCGCCGCCATATACTAGCGCACTTTTGATTTCATTGATATTAAATGCCATTGAATTTCTCCTTTTTATTCTTTTTTATTGAAACTTACCAACGATTTCGGAGAACTCTACGCCGGATCTAACAGCAACGAAATTGAGTTGGATATAGTTGATAGAGCGAGCTGGTTTGATGTATATATCACCAACGAAACGGTTCGAATCAATTACTTCTGCAGTATTGTTTGAATCGTCGCAAACTACTCTGAAGTCGGTGATACCACGTCTAGCTTGAACATCTCTTAAGTACGGATTAACAAGAGAAACGAACTGGCTTCTTGTAAATGAATCATTAAACTCAAATAGTAGCGCTTTAGCAGCCTTCGCAATCGCCTTTTCCAAAGTAATGAACAAACGACGAACGTTGATTCTATCAAATGCGCTTGAAGCATTAGCAAAAGTTTTATCGCCGTATAGAATTGTTCCTTGACCTGGGAAATTAACAACAGGGTTAAGTCCTAGGGGATAAAGAACGTCTCTATCTGTTTGAGTTGGATTGAACGCTAGTTTAACAACGTTTTTAACCTGACCGCGATTGAAGCCAGCTGGTGACCACCATGGATCTCTTACATTATCTGTATTAACGCAAAGCCCAGCGATATCGCCATTTAGAGGAACCCAACGATAAACGTCGTTATACTTGTCATACTGATATTTATAACCAGAGTCGACAACAGCGTAGGATGAGCTCTGTAGATACCCAACGTCTTCGTCATCTGGATCCCCTAGTACAAACGCACTGAGGTCGACAACTTCATTGCCCTTGTTGTTAACAACAGCTTCTTTTGGAGGAGAAATAAAGACTACGCAGTCTTTTCTTTGCTCAGCAATATTATCGATGATGTAGTTTGATAGTGCAACACCATCAGCTCCACCAGCTTTTCCACCTAGAATTAAAGAAACATCAACGTATTCTTTATTGCCTAGTAGATTATAGGCATCAGCAACAGAAGCGGCGTGATCGCCGATTGAAACTTCGTCTAGACCGTCGTTACCTGAAGCCATAGAAAGCGTCTGTGGGGTAATTGTGGTAACTGTAGCAATATTATTTGCTGTATTCGCATAAGTGCCATCAACTATGCGATGATTTGTAAACCAAACCCATTTAGAGTTTTGATTAATAACATCAACATAATAATTGGCGTTACCTTCTGGCGTAACAGCGTCTGTTGCTCGGGATAATCCACTGAATACTTCTAGAATTGCTCCAGCAGAACCTGTGATTTTTCCATCTCTATCAGTAACTACTACATGAAGCGAATCAACAGCAGAAGTATTTCCGTATTGAAGATTATACGGTGTTGCTGTTGGCTTTGGTGCGGAACCTTGGAATTCCCAAGCACGAGTAATAGTTCCTGCCATGTTAACTGCGCCAATCAATTTATATTTATCAGTAAATGCGACCTGAAACTGATTACCACTTGGTAGCCCGCCCTTACCAGCAATTTTAAGCTTCTGATAGCCGACCTTTGAGTTACCAACAGTTATAAAATCTCCGACAGTAAGAGCTTGCCAAGCAGTGTTAGCGTTGGTATAGTCCAATCCAGAGAACTGAATATTGGCTAATTTAGAATTAACTTTGAACAACGTGTTAGCAACGTTTGTTAATTTTGAACCCCAAGCAGTAGCGCCGTCGCAAACTGAAACCTTAAGACTATTGCCTGTAGCTCCAGGATATTTTGCTGCCCACTTAACTGCAGGATCTGCAGAAGCAAAGTTACCGGCATCATATTTTGTTTGATAGTCATCATCGTTATTGATGTTGAAAATAACGTTTGTTGCGTTTGCTACAAGATTCGCGCCTGTTTTGGCTACAGCAGTAAATGTGCCAATTGAGGTATCATCATATGCTGTTGTGTTTGCAGCGCGACTAACATATAGCTGATTGCCATAAGCTAGGAAGTTGGCTGCTGTAAAAAATGTTTCGAAATTCTTTTGATTTGGTTTACCGAAACGATCAGCTAGCTCTGTTTCGTTTGAAACTATGGCAAGTTTACCGACGGGACCCCAGTTAAAAATACCAGCGATGGCGCCAGCTGTAGTAGATACTGCTGGAACGACCGTTGTTTGATCGTATTCGCTTACGTTAATTCCAGGACTTGTTTGTATAGGCATTTCTTTCTCCTTATAGCGATGATTGGAACATCTAACTCTCCATTTATTTATAAAATCATATTATTGTACTTTTCATCAAATATATTGAACTCTTCAGGATCATTCCAAACATCATCAACGAAACCAAATGGGAGTAAATCTTCTTCTATTGTTTTTTGATTATTGGCTAAAATTTCTAATCGAGCATCATTATTGCTCAACTCTTTAAAATAATCTTGGTTAACAAGCCAAGAAAAAAGGACGCAGCACATTACGAGATCGTCGTGTTCACCCTCTTCTGCCTGATACTTGCCGTTTGTCTCTACGAACCTATTCATTTCATAAATAAGATCGTAATCATTAATTATTAATTTGTCGTTTTCAACTAAGCTCTTAAAGTTAGCGCAACCAATTCGTTTTACCTGAACCGTTGTCCTTACACCCAAAGATAGTCTAGTAGCCCCAAATCCTGCATTCAGTTTCTGTCCTGCTCTACCCTTTACCCTAGTCAAAAGAACATTATCGTACTCTAAGTCGTTATGTAAAATATCAGCGACCTGTTGTCCGATATCGTTTGTTTCGACTAAAATATATGCATTGTTATAATGCTTTGATACATTATAAATTATGTTCGGGTAGAGCAACGCTGCAATATCGTTATTCTTATATTTAGCGACTACTTTATACGGTATTTGCGATATGTCGAATACAACGAACGCTGAGTAGTCTATACCAGATCCTCTGGAAGTATCTACTACAGTTAGGTATACGTGGTTTTTATCAGGGTAATCATAAACGTCGACGTCACCAGAAGAAACCAGAGGATACACATATGTCATTACGGCTAATTTAGAAGCGTCGATAAGCGTATTAGAACTACCCAAAAATTCACACTCATATTCCTGCCTAAACTGCCTTGCGCTGGTATTGTCAATCGTTAGCTTTTTCCAATTTTCGTTACGACCTGGAATCTGAGACCAATGAACGTCTACCCTAACATAATGGTTCTTTCCGTTTTCGCTATCCGTCCATATCTTATAAAACATGTTCATGCCGTTAGGCGTAGACGTAATCAATACCTTTGTAGTTTCACCAGAAGAAATGGTAGGATATACAGAGGCAAAGAACTCCTCCTGTATGTTATTGGGTACGAAAGCAAATTCGTCTAGATAAACGAGGTTGAACGATCCACCACGTACAGCGGAGGAAGACGTAGCCGAGGAGAGTATCTTGGAGCCGTTCTCTAATTCGATGTTACCTTTGTTCCATTCCACTACACCTTGTTGTAGCCAGCGTGGTAGATGTTCAAACATGAGCTGGATACGTGACAAGATTTCTCTAGCCTGTCTATCTTTGTTAGCTAGGATAGCGATGCTATAGTTTTCGTTGAACAAGACTTTGTGTAGCATGTAAGCTGCTACTGTAGTGGTCTTACCGACCTGTCGAGGCATTTTACAGATAACGAAACGATTGTTTTCAAACTTAACAACCATCTCTTCTTGGAACTGCCATAGATCGAAGTTTACAAGACCACGATCTACGTTAACAATCCTGCAGTAATTTTTAATGAAATAAGTTTGATCCTTGGCACATTTACCGAACTCTTGAACTAACTCTTTCGTCCACTCAATAGGAACAGAAGCCCGCTTGAGGTTTCGATTACCAAGATAATTGTCAGACACTATTCGCCTCTAAGCAGTTTCTGAAGCTCAGCTGTGCTCCCGACAAAAAGATTGTTATTGGTGATTTTTTCTTCTTTCTTTTCAGCCGTAGTTTTAATGTCTTTAATCTGTTTACTAAGGTGCATCAACTTCTGGTTGGCGTCTACAAGACCGCTCACAAGGGTGCTTACGACTTCGAAGGCTCTCGGGTTCTGGGCTTGGCGGGCAAACTCTATCATTTCATCTAAAGCGTACTGTCCCTTCTCTATGATGTCGTAGAGGTTACGTCGAGTATACTCATAGTCATTCTCAGCGGCAGTGTTTTCTTGATCATGCTGTATGATCATGGCAGATCCGCCGAGCTGAACTTTTTGGTCGGGTAGATCCGTAACATTTAAAATGCTACTAATGTTTTGAGTGTTCGCTATCATGATGATTAATCCAAGTTTCTATAAAAATCTATAATGTATCCATAGTTGCTGTTTGCTAGTATTTCTGATGCTGGAATAGACACAGAAGAATTGCTGGTAGGATTGCCGTTTGCGTCTAATCCAGGCTTGACGGTTATCCATTCTGATTTTTCTGAAACACCAATGCTCTCGTCCACAGTTAAGCTGTATGGATTAAAGAAATTAACGTCAACCTCTTTAATAACTCCGCTTTCTCTTATTGGTCCGTATATATAGCCCTTGAGAACAAACCTAAGCGTCCAAGTAATCGCATATCGTTCAGTATACCCACCTTCATACGTGTCTTCATAGTCAACACTACGTAATACCACAGGAATATCCATTTTGATATCCATTTCTGGTATAAGGTTAATGGTAGTAGTCCATTCAGGCTTGAAGAAAGGAAGGATCTGCTCTACGATTCTTGTTGCGTCATCAGCATTTCTGGCTAGGATAGAAAGGTTGATGTTGAAATTATAAGGCACAGGGTTATACTGCGCTCTTAAGCTGTTTCCGTCTTCTACTATCTTTCTGTTTCTACCTATCGTGTTGAGTTTTCTATCTGGGTCATATTCGATGTTGATTATCTCAAACGACATCCGAGGAAGGATTTGATTGATTTGACGCAATAGATCTGGGTTTTCTCTAAGACGAGTTAGATAACGATCTTTTGGACCATAGGCTAGAGGAACTTTTAAAGTCTTAAGTTTATTACCAGTAGAAGCGTCAACTCGATCAATAAAAATGTCGTTGAATAACGTACCGAAAAGTACGATATACTTCCTAATAGATCCGAAATAAAATTTGTGCCCGAACATTAATATCTACCACCTTCGCTAAATGGGTCGTGAATCGTAAAGTCAGTAAACGTATCGGACTGAATTTGAAACTCATCATTCTGACTAGAAGGATCGATTTCAGACAATATATAGTCTTGCTTAACTATATCATATCCATCTTCGGTGATGAGGTTATTGCCGTCCTGAGTCAAATACAGATAATTCTCGTCAGTGGTTGAGTACGTAAGATAAACGGAATCGATCTCAGGAATTCCTGTAGAAAACGTTTCGCTGTTATAGCTGAATTTTTCTAGCTGTAATTCGAAGTATTGTAGAGATCCAGTTTGATAGAAGGTTGCTTCATGTTCAACGAACTTGATTTCAAATACACCTTTTGTAAACGGAAAATAAACCAAATCGCCTTCGCGTGGTCTTAGGAAAGACAATGGATTTCCTATTTCATCAAAAAATCTTCTGCGAGAAACTGACAGCGTAAGTTTATCTTCGACATTTAATCCAAATTTGGACAATAAATCGCCTTGCCCTTGGAATCCTTCGTAGGTATTGATATACATTTCAAGCTCGATAGCTCTATCAAAAGAAGAGTTTGGAGCTTCAGTAAAAATCTCATCCACAGCGCCTGTGTTTCTAGGAAGATAATAAACGTCAATACCGAAGATTTTTATCATCTCTTCGGTAAGGTCGTCTAACAACCTTTGTTCTAGAACATAGTCGTTGTTTCGAAAGAATTGATTTGTTGCCATGTTAGCCGATCATATCGCCAACAGGTAAGCTGTAGGAATGGATCATATCATGTTCTAGCTCAGAAATTTCTTTCTCTGCATCATCATATATTTTCTCACCATTAAATTTCATTCCGCCTGGAAGGGCAACACCTTGATATTTGGTTAGGTTAGATCCCCACTGACGTTTAATTAACGCTGCAGCATATTTAGCCAACCAACGATCGCTCCAAACATCTGCGTATACGTTTGGATCTACAATCTCGTAAGCTTCGACAATGATGTAGTTACCAACATTCATCCTATCCCAACCTGTATCAATATACAACTTGTTTGTATGGCGGTTGTAGCGAATGGGTTGATTACCCACTAATAATTGTTCAAGGAATTGAATATGCTGCATGGCTAGGTAATATGGTACCATGGTAGTAGCTGTAAGGTCGTATAGGTCGTTCAATGCAATCTGATACCGAATGTTGAACAGATTGTTAGAAGAAAGCGATTGACCTATCGGAAATATACTTACAGCACCAAGAATATTCTCAGGTAATGTTATGTACTTGTTTGCGATATCAGACTGTTGAATCTGATATTTGTAATACATTTTCTCTGAACCATCGAAATGATAGTCCCAGTAGTACTTTAAAGCTTCGTCGATGCGATCTTCTATCTGATCGTCGTCAACGTTGATGTCAATGACAGGTTTGCCAAGTTTGCGTAAGCAATACTCTTTAAAGCTAGATCTACTGTTTGCAACTGCCATTGATTTCTCCGAGCGTAAACTTTATTGTATACTTATAAAAGATTATAACGAAAGAATTTCTAAACAAAATTCAAAATAATCCTATGCAATAATCTATTTGTATTTTGATATGCGTCTCTAGAGTGCTGAGTACATATTGAGTCAAAGAATACTAAATCGCCATCATCCCAATAATGCTTATAAACATTTTTTTCTTTGAATAATAAAGACTTTAACCATTTAGTTATCTCAAGACTTTCTTTGAACGTCTTACCTTTAAACGCCATAGTCGTATTGTAGTCGTATCCAAATCCTACAAGACCAGTTAATGAGGTTCTTATTAGCGATCTTTCTAAAACTTCATTTGAATAGTTATCAATATAGTTTAGTAGAATCTCTTTATGAAGAAGACTAGGATATGATGGAGCATTCTTTTTATTCAATGCCCTCTCAATACCTTGAACTAATACGTCAGACCGATATTCATAAACTAAAGAATTAACAAAATCTCTATCAGCCAATGATAACTTGTA